CTACCAGTGGTTCAGCGGGCAGTGTTCACCGGCAAGCTTGGTCTTGGCTGCAATGAAGCACCCGCAGGCGCGGCAGCGGCTAAGGGTGGTGAGGCCGGCGTGGGCGGCGAAACGGGCGTTGGGATTGCGGGTTGCCTGATCGCATTGGCGGCAGATATCGCGGCGGGCGGCGACAACAGCATCCGGGGCGGCATCGGCGCCCACCGCGACTTTGGCTAGGGCGACTGCTCCATGGATGACTTTCTGGCAGCAGCCCATCAGATGCCCTCCTCCTGGCACTGGCCATCGGTGTTGCCGTCGGCGCAGCTCGGCTCGGTCCGGCAGCCGTGCGGGTCCGCGTCGTGGCAGCAGGCGTTGTTGGACACCTGCCCGGCCAGTGTGCCCGTGACGGGCGTCTCCTCGACCTCCCAGGTGTTCGGGTCCATCCAGAAGAACGTGCCGCCCATGGAATCGAACTGGCAACAGGTCCCACCGGGGCTGACCGAGAACCCGGCGAACATGTCGCCGATGAGGACGCGCCAACTGTCCGTTTCGCAGTACCGCTCGGCCATGGCCGGCGGGCCTTGGTAAGCGGTCCAACTGCTCCAGCTCACGGCTGTGGTCGGCTCTGGACAAGCCGGGTCGGGCAGGGGAATGGCGGCGTAGCTGCCGCTGGCCAAGGCGTCGAAGTCGGCCTTCTTCTGCTGTGGCCATCCGGCATACTCCGGCGGCTGGGCGAAGGACCACGACAGGCCCAGCGTCGCATCCGGCGAGTAGCAGCATGCGCCGCAGTGACAACAGGTGCCCGGCGGCTCGCAGGGACCGCGGATAATCCCGGTGGTGGCACATCGGACCAGCCGACCGTCCGCACAGCGTTGCAGGGTTCCGCCCATTACTGGTGCTCGCAGGTGTTGAAGATGGCCGAGCGGACCTCGGGCCCGATCTTATCCCAACGCCCGTCAGCGGCGATCAGGGCCTTCCGCATGAACACGTAGAAGACCTTGTCGCCGTTTTCCGAGTCGTCGTAAACCGGCGGGCGGGTCATGATGTAGACCTCTACGGGGCAGTCGCCATACACATATCCGTCCGTCTCCTCCCGCCGACGCCACTCGCTCGTCTGCACTTCCTGCTGGCCCTCGGCGTCTGAGCCGATGGTTTCCGGGTAGGCCAGACGGGCCTTGCCGCCGTGGCCCATTACGATGGGCTTGGAGGGCTTGTCCTCTGTCGGCTCGGTGTGGCCGACGACGACGCCCTCGACGTAGGCGTTTCCGTCCTGGCCGCCCGTGGCCAGCCAGTGCGTCGGCAGGCCGTCCTCTTCCATGTTCAGGAACAGGCAGTCGGCCCCCTCGACCATCGCTTCGGGCATTCCCAGGTCCAGGGTCGGATCGCTCTGGGACCGGCCGGTCAGGAGGTTCCCGGTGTACTTGCCGCCGCCCTCGGCGTTGCCGGTCAGCTTGACCACCACGTCGCGCCGCAGATTGCTGACGCGGACGACGGCCCACTTCTTGCCGGTGCCCCCTTCCTTCCACAGGATGAAGGCCCCTCCGACAGAGCCGCTGGCCAGGGCGGTCGGGTCCTGATCCTTCACGTCCGCCCACTCGTCCTTATCGTTCTGGACGTACACCTGGACCGGGCAGACGCCGGCTACCACCGCCTTGCCAAGGGCGCCCCGCAGGATCGGCTCCAGCAGCACCACGAACCGGCCGCTGTGGTCTCGGAGGTTGGGAGTCACGCCGTCCAGCACTACGCGGTTGCGGAACTCTTCGGCATTGGTGGACGGGGTGATCAGCACGCCCCCGATGCCCAGCACGTCGAACCGGTCGCGGTCGGCATCGGTGTCGTTCTTGACCAGGACGATGCCCGCCTGGCGGAAGGTCTGCATGAACTCACCGCCCAGCGACGACTTGCGGGCCGCCTCGGCGGCCGCGGCGTCCATTGCGGCGTTCCAGCCGGCGGCGGTGATGTTGCCCCGCAGGGGCTGCCCCTTCTGGACGCGGTTCATCGTGCATCCTCCGGGGCCGGCCCGTAGGCGGCCACGACGTGCGAGGCCCAGTCGCGATTGAACGCCTCGACCGTCAGGCCGACCAGCCACCCTTGGTTCATGGACCCGGCCGGCACGCCCTCCAGCAGGAGGTTGCCCGGCTCCGGCGGCCCGGAAGGTGCCGCAACCCGTACGCGGAAGCACTGTGGCATCGTAACCTTCTGCCCCGTCCGCGGGTCGACCTGCCCCCGGCGAATGGTCAGGCTGTAGATGCTTCCCGGCTCGGGCAGTCGGTCGGCGTCGATGGTTCCGGCACGAACAGGCACGATTACCTCCTACAGGCCCAGCCCCGCAAAGTTGCCCAACTCGAACACCTTCTCGACGTGGGCCCCGATGGGGCGCTTGCAGATCCGCTTGGCGGCCGAGTCCTCGCTGTCGGCATACTCGACCCACAGGTACTCCCAGCCCTTCTTGGCGGTCACTGTGATGTCGCCGACGGCGAAGTTGGCCTTGTTCGGGCTGGCCGAGAACGAATACACGTAATCCATACTGCCGTCTTCACCGGCCTGGCCGGACTCGGCGCCCTCGAACAGGCACTCCCCGGCATTCAGCGTGATCGTCTGGCCGGTGACGGTGTCGGTGACGGAGAACTGGGCGTTATTAACCTTCGCCGTCAGGCTGTAGATCGTGCCCAGGGGCGGCAGGCCGCCTTCGGCGAATCGCTTGGTGACCTGGAAGTTGAACACCGGGGCGGGCAGGTCCACGCCCTCGACGTTCTCGCCGTTGTAGCCGATGGCCCCCTTGTGGTCGGTGGGCGTCTTGCCGGCTGGTGCGTAGCGGGCGATGGTCGCGATGGACTGGGTGGCGTGCTGGTTGCCGCCCTTGGTGGACCACTGGATGCGAACCGTGCCGACCTCGCTCTCCACCTTGTCCGGCAGGCAGTACCTGACCGTACATTCCCAGTCGCCGTCGCCGGCGATGGTGTCCACCCAGATCGGCTTCATGGACGGCCGCTTCTCGCGGACCATCCCGTTGTACTTGGTCGCCGTGGATGCAAGCAGGGTGGTCCAGGCGAGCTGGTCGCTGCTGGTGCCGCGCAGCACGTAATGGAACGTGATGCTGTCGCTGGAGTACTCGCGGCTCTCGACGTGTTCCAGGAGTTGCATGCGTCACCTTATCCGAATGCCAGTCCGCCGCGCGTGGCCTCGTCCACAAGCCGCTTGGTGTTCGCCGCCGTCTGCTCGGTCGCCTTCGCGACACGGTCTTCGACGCCGCCGGCCTGGAGGCCCAGCAGCGACGCGGCGTTGAACGAACCCTTGACGCCCAGCGCCTTGGGCAGCGTCTGCGTCTGGAGGCTCTCCATTGCCTTCTGGAGGACGTCTTCCGGCGGGGGCTTGATTCCGGGCGGCCCCTCGTCGGGCTTCCTGGCCGGCCGGGGGGTGTTGGCGGCCTTGATCGCGTCCTGCCATTCCTTCTTCGCCTGCGCCAGCGACGACTCGCTCTCCGAGAGCTGGCGAGCATACTCGGCCGCCCGCTGGCGCTCGTTGTCCGCGTCGTCACGCCCGATCTCCACCAGCCGCCGCTGGCGGGCCTCCTCGATGGACCGCAGAGAATCTTGCTTCCTGGCCTCGGCCGCCGCTAGGTCGGTCTGCTCCTGCGTGTCGATCCGCTGGAGTTCCTGGGCCGATTGCTGGTCGATGTGCTGCTGCATCCAGGCGATGTCCTGGTCGGACTTGCCGCCCACCTTCCCCTCGACCCACACCCACTTCTTGGCGATCCAGTTGGCGGTGGTTTCCACGGTGCGGGCGTGCCAGGCCGAGAACTTTGCCCAGACGGACTTCAGGAAGCCCACCAGCTTTGCCCAGGTGGACTGGATCGACGACGAGAACTCCACCCACAGCACCTGCCCGCCGTAGACGAACGAGTCGATGACCGACATGAACTTCGACTTGAAGCCCACCCAGATCCCGGTCAGGAAGTTAACGCCCTTCTGCCACTCCATCTTGAGCGTCAGCCACAGCACCTTGGCGGCCATGCCGATGTCACCGGCGGCCAGGGCGTTGGAGATGGCGCCGAAGGCGGTGCGGGCGTCGGAGGCCAGCTCATCGAACCGCTCGCCCATCCACCCCAGCGCCTTGGCCCCGGCGCCGGTGAAGTACAGGATGCCGCCGACGGCGGCCAGCAGGATGGCGTGCAGGCCGATGGTCGCCAGGCCCACCGCCTTGATGAGTGCGATCAGGCCGACGATCAGCTTGGCCGGCAGCGCCAGCGCCACCGCGAACCCGCCCAGAAGCTTGCCGGTCACAACCAGGCTGACGCCCACGACCTTCAGGGCCACGCCCAGGCCCAGCACCGACCCGGCAACCAGGGCGACCGTGATAACGGTCTGGCGGTTCTGTTCCAGCCAGGCCCGGCCAGCCTTCAGACCGTCCAGCAGCGACTGGAAGACCGACTTGATGGCCGGGGCGAAGGTCTCGCCGATGACCGAGAGCGTCTGGGTGACCGCCTCCTTGGCCTTCTTGAAGTAACCGGCCAGGCCACCGGTCATCTTGCCGAAGGCGGTCTGGGCCATGCCGGTCTTGCTGGCCATCATCGCCGCGTCGGCGGCGAAGCCCTTCAGGTCGCCCCGCAGCGCCAGCACGCCGGCCAGGCTGCGTACGTCGGGGAAGATGCGGGAGATGGTCTCGGGGTCGACCTTGCCCAAGATCTCCAGCACGCCCACCAGGCCCTTGGACTTCAGGGTTGCGGTGTTCATCTGGAAGCCCAGCTTGGCCGCCGCCTCCGCTCCCTCGGCGGACGGCTTGAGGAATTCGGCCAGGATGCCCTTGAGGGCGACCACCGCCATCTCCGTCTTCAGGCCGTTGCGGGTCATCGTGGCGATCGACGCCCCCAGCTCATCGAAGCTGATCCCGGCGCTGCTGGCCACGGCCGTCACCGACCCGATGGAGTCGGCCAGTTCCGGGAAAGTGGTCACGCCCCGCTTGATGGTCGCAAAGAGCATGTCCGACACTTCGCCCACCCGCTCGGCCGGGACGTGGAAGGCGTTCAGGACGTTCAGCAGGGCCTTGGTGGACATGGCGGCGTCGCTCATGCCGCCCTTGGCGGATTGGACGGAGGCCCGCAGGAATTCGATGGCCTTAGCCGGCTCGACCGATGCCGACAGGATATCGTAGAGGGACGCCGACAGTGTCTCGGTGGACTCCCCGAACTCCACCGCCATGTCACGGATAGCGCTGCGGTAGGTCGGCATCCACTGGTCGGGATTGTCCAGCATGGTCGAGACGTTGGCCATCTGCTTCTCGAAGTCGGCAAAGACCTTCGCCCCGGCGCCCACCGGCGAGAGCATCGCGGCCCCAAAGCCCATGAGCTTGGTGCCCAGCGAGCCGACACTGGTGCCAAAGGCCTTCAGTTTGGCCTGGGCGCCCTTGAGCCCGCGGACCAGCTTGCTGTCGTCGGCGAACAGCTCGACGAACGCCTTGCCCGCTCGAATTGCGCCTGGTTGCGTCATGGGAATTTCTCAAAAAACATGCGTCGAACCGGGTTGACACCGCCGCGGTAGGGGGATATCGTCACCATCTGCCCGGTCCCCCCCCGCCGGGCATAGCGGGTCGGCCTGCCGCCAGGCAGCGCCGACCCGCTTCATTGCGCCGGGGCGCCGCGGACGGCCGTCACCGACCCTGGAGATACACGTCGAGGACGCGGTTGGCGAAGCCGACCAGCCACTGGGCCAGCTTGGTCAGGTCGGTTTCATCGTGGACCATCGCCTCCAGGTCGGCCACGGCCTGCTCAGGCAGGGCCTTCATGGCGGCCGTGGAGGCCTCCAGACGGCCGAGGGTGTCGCTGACCTGGGATAGGGCGGCCTGGTCGCCGGCCATCAGCGTGCCGCTGGACAGGGCTTCCTGGAGCTTTTCGGAGAACGTCTTCATGGGAATCCTTTCCGGTAAGGGAGTTATGTGCGAGAACATGCCCGGTGGAACCCGGGCCTACTTCCTGGCTTCCACCGCGTCCAGACGGTCCAGGATCGTGTTCAGCAGCGCCTGCGTCTGGCTGTCGTTGAACAGCCTCCACCACGAATCGTTGACGGTGGCGATGTTGGCGAATTGCCGGTCGGCCTGGAGGAGCGGCTTGACCGTCGCCTCGTACTGGGCCGCCCGCCTGGCCTTCACCTCCTGAATGCCCTGGACGATCAGCGGCAGGGCCTTCCGCTTGGCGGCCAGTTGCTCCTTGGTCAGGGTCCGGGGGGCGCCATCGGCCTGGTAAAAATCGCTGTAGTGGAGGTCCAGGATCTTCTCGACTTGGGCGGCGTCGCCGGCGTCGATATCGGCGTAGACCTGCTTGACATTGTCCAAGGCGGCCGCCACCGCCAGCCGGCCTGCGTCGGCCGACCTGCCGATGGCGGGGCTGCACCCGGCGGCGCAGACCAGCGCCCCGCAGAGCAGGAGCACGCCCAGCGGCTTGCCCATCGACTTGAACAGCTCTTCGGCCCGCTCCAGCAGCGATTCGAGCTTGTCCTCCTTCTCCTGGCTGAGCAGGTTCACCTCGCCGGCCCGCTCCTTCTTCAGCCAGGTCCGCAGGCTGGCGTAGCCCACCGCGATCGCGCCGATGATCGAGGCGACCACGGCCGCGATGGCGGGATTCTTGTCCAGGCTCGCCCAGGCCAGCGGGGCCAGGACGGCGACGATGCTCAGCACCGTCACCCACAACTCGGTCGTCTTGAGTCCGTTCTTCGTGTCCATGTCAGCTTCCTTTCTGATCGCCTCGATGGGCGTCGCTTGCGTCATCCTTCACGAACAGCATCTTCATCAGCCGGAAGGCGGCCCGGGTGTCGGTCAGGGGGCGCTCGCGGCGCCCCCCGTCCTGGCCGGCGTACGGGTCGAAGTCGGCGGGCTTCAACGGCCGGCTCTGGCGCCGGGGGTCGCGGTTGACGTTGGCGATCAGCGCCAGCAGCCAGCTCGTCCGCTCCCAGGCCGCACGCTGGCGGGCCTGGGCCATCCAGGCCAGTTCCCGCAACGTTCGCGGGCCGGGATCGACACCCGCCACGCCCGCCAATTCCCAGATCAGTCTTTCGATCCGTTCACCGCCGCCAGGACCTGCGCCTCCAGGCTCGGATCGTCCAGCCGCTTCTGGGCGGCCTGGAAGGCGACGTTCTCCATTGCCCGCAGCTTGTCCAGGGCCTTGGCCAGCAGCTTCCGCCGCTGGCCCGGGAAAAAATCCACCAAATCCTCCAGCAGCGCCGTGGTCGCTCGCTCGATGGCGTCGCCGGCCATGGAGCGGCCGAAGTCCTCGTCGCTGACGGAGAGTTGCTCGGCCTGCTGCTTGCACAGGGCGAACACCACGTCGCACAGGAGCACCGGGTCGCCGACGAGCTTCTCCAGCAGATCGCCGCCCACGGCGTCCAGCAGGTTCACACCGAGCAGGCCCTTGACCCGCTTGATGGAGTCCACGGTGATCGAGACAGTCCACGTCCGGTTTGCGTTGTCCAAGAACGTCTTCATGGGGATCCTCCTGCTTACGAGCCGGCGACGGTCTTCCACTGGGGCGCGTTGGTCGAGTACGTCGGCTTGGCCGTGACCTTGACCGACAGGGCCTCCTCCAGCGGCTCCTCGCGGGAGAAGTCGATGATGGAGCAGTCCGCCCAGAGGCCCTGGCTGCCGGCGGCGTCGACCGCGCCGTCCATGACGGCCAGGCCGATGGCCGTGCCGTTCATGTAGGCGTCCTTGATCGCCCCGAAGCCCGCGTCCTCGGTGTCCCAGACCATCTCGAACTCGATGCTGCCCTCCTTGAGGGTGCCGACGGACGCCTTCCAGCCATTGTTGGCGCGGGTTGTGACGTCGGCTTCGCCCTTCTGCAGGCCGAGGGTCACATTCTTGACGTTGGTCAGCTCCGTCCAGGACGGCGTCCCGCCGATCCCGGCCGCGCAGTAGTACAGCTTGGCTTCCATGCCCAACTTGATGCTCATGCGAATCTCCTCATGGTTTGACTGAATTCGCCCAGACGGTGGAGACCTTGGGCTTCTCTTTCTCGAAGGCGGGGCCCATGAACGCGCGCTTCCTGTAGGTCGCCATGACGCTCTTGCCCTTACGGTCCTTCCGCCGGGCCCGCCCGCCGTACTCCAGCAGCGGCGGGGCCTCGGGCACGTCGCGCAGGGGCGTCGGACCGATCACCACGGACTTCTTCTGGGTGTCGTATCCGAAGAAGATCAGCCGTTTGAGCAGTCCCACGTGGCTGCTGGGGGGCGTGCCGGGCTTGCTGACGCCCTTGCGCTTGCGGATCGACTGCCGGGCGGTCTTGCGGACAAACGCCCCGAACTTCGACAGGACCTGCCGCGTGGCCCGGTCCACGGCGTTCTTGACCTTCGCGCGGTCGAAGAACATGGACTTCATCTTGTCGAGGTTCATTCCGATCATGGTCAGTGGCTCGGGGTATGGTCGGCCTCGCCGGAGCGGACGATCTTCAGCCCGGCGGCAATCGCCTTGCGAGCGAACGAGGCGCACTCGCACCCGGCCGGGCGGATGTGCATCGGGTCGGCGTAATCATTGGTGAACCAGGGCGGCTGGATCTTCAGCATCGCCGCCCGCGTCGTCCGCCAAAGGCCCGTGTGGAACGCATCGGTGTGATCCCATGCGTGGCTGTTGCCGCACGGATAGGTCGCGCACACGATGTCGCCGCCAAGCTCATTCAGGAACGGCTCGGTGTTGTGGCCGGCGGTATTGGGCCGGATGTCCCGCTCGGCGAACAGGAAGGTGTCGAAGGGGCTGGACAGCGCCACTCGGATCATCTCGTTGAAGCCGGAGACGATCCCCCGATGCCCCACGCCCCCTATATAGATGTTGCCCGGTGAGAAGCCGTGGTCGGTCAGCCACAGCAGCAGGCTGGGCTCGACCAGCCCGTGGGGGTACGCCTGGATGTGCACGAACGTGGTGCGGGGGTTCATGGCCTTCCACCTCGAAGCCTACGGCTTCTCCGTTAGCTTCTTGATGTCCTTGTCGAGCTGATCGATCCGGGCCCGGATCGCCTGCCGCTTCTGGATCACCTTCTGCGTCTTATTGGGCAGGGCGTCCAGGCGGAGGATGTTTCCGGCGATCAGGGCGTCCAGCACGTCGTCCAGGGCGTTCGCGAACTGGGGCGTCGTCTCGTCCAGCTCACGGTACTGCCTGGCGACCTTGGCTTGAAGCACCTCCAGCTCGCTGGCCTGGCGGGCTGGCTTGAGGTCTTCGTAGACGATCTCGTCCCCATCCTGGAGGTCCTGCTCGATGACGGAAGACGGCGGCCACTGGAGCAGCAGCTTGCCGCCGCGTCTCAGGAACGCCTTCTGGTTGTCCGGGACCACGACTCGCACGCGTTCAGCCATGTTGCACCTGCACCTTACTGGTGGAGTTGGAAGAAGTACTTGATCCCGTCCATGCCAGCGTAGGACTTGCCCGTGACGCCCAGGCCGCCATTGACCAGGCACTTGGACTGGTCTGTTGCTCCGACCGGGACGCGGGTGTGCAGCTCGATCATCCCGCCGCCCCCGCCGCCGTTGGCCCAGAACTGGGGATACTGGGCTGCGTTGCCGGTATCCAGATCGACTCCATCATCCCCCCGGCAGTCGATGGCGCCGCTGGCCCCGAACACGATCTCAGGGGCGATGATGACTACGATGGACCCGCCGCCGGCGGCGGGCACGCCGGGGCCATTGCTCTGGCAGTAGACGCACTGCATCCCGTCGTAGTACGGGGTCGGCATGGGCCGGCTGCCGGCGCCCGCGGCGTAACGGAACGGGCGCCCGGGCCCGACCAGCGTCTCGACGGGCTGACAGCAGTCGTAATAGCAGCAGCCGTCGTAGTTGGCGATCAGCCAGTCGGTCGGGCCGCCGCTGCAGTACGGGTCCCTGTAGCCGGGATAGGCGATATTGCCGCTGGGTTCCTTCCCCCACGTCATGCAGCCCAGGCATGAGTAGCAGCAGCACATGAAACAGTCGCCGCCGGCCATGACCGGCCAGACTGTCCTGTCGGGCCATGCGGAGCAGCCCATCGCGACCCAGGGGCGATAGTACCCCGGGAAGCCGCCGCACTCGGGCTGCTGCCCGGTGTGGAACATGATCGAGGGGAACCGATAATACGTGTGCGCCGGGTTCCACGACCACTGCATGTCCGAGAACGGGGCCGCCGTGGGCCAGGCCGCCATACAGCTTCGGCCGCGGCCGCTGATCGTGCCGTTGATCGTGACCGTGCCCTTGGAGCGGATGATCAGGAACGGGACCCACGGCGTGGAGTAGCCCATTGGCATCGGGATCGACCAGGTGACGCCGGCGTTGACGGTCAGGCTGGCGACCTGATATTCGTGCTTGGCCGCGTCGGCATTGCTGCTGATGGTCAGCGCCCCGTCGCTCCCGTCGCCGAAGTACGACAGCGACTCCATCCAGCCGTCCATGTCGGTGGCCAGCTTGGCGATGGTAACCGAGTTGTCGTCGGGCGTCCCGCCGCCACCCCCGCTGACCGTGGCCCATTCGGTGTCGTGGTCGGCGTCGGTCTTCTTGCGGAGAAGCTGCCCGGTGGTGCCGCCGACCGGGACGCCGGCACCATCTTCGCCGTCCGCACCGGGCGGACCCTGGATGCCCTGGGGGCCCTGGGCGCCGACCTCGCCCTGAACGCCTTGCGGACCCTGCGCACCGTCAGCCCCCGCCGGTCCCTGCGGCCCAGGCGCGCCGTCGGCACCAGCCGGGCCCGCAGGCCCTTGTGGACCCGCCTCGCCCTGTGGCCCCTGGGCACCGTCGGCCCCGGGCGCCCCCTGTGGACCAGCTTCGCCTTGGGGCCCTTGCGGCCCGGTCGGGCCGGATTCCCCCTGCGGGCCGGGCAAACCCTGCTCGCCTTGCGGGCCTGCCGGTCCTTGCTCGCCCGGAGGGCCTTGTTCGCCAGCGGGGCCGGCGGGTCCCGGCTCGCCCTGGGGACCGACCAGCCCGACTGCCTCGCCCCACACGCCGTCCGTCTTGGGCCCGTACAACTCCGTGGTCTGGGTGTCGAGATAGAAGTCGCCCTCTGCCCCAACCTCGGAAGAGGGCGCCCCGATGCCATTGAGCACCGTCCGCCCGTCCTCGCCGGGCAAACCGCCGCCACTACCGTATCCTCGGTATCCCATCAGCGCGACCCTCCGATGATCGTGACCACGTCGCCGGGAGTCCCCTTGACCTGGATCTCCGAGAGGTCGACCCCCTCGAAGAAGTGCCACTCTCCAGCTACCCAAGGCACGTCCGTGTCGCCGCTGCACTTGAACAGCGCGTTGCCCGCGTTGGCGGGCATGCAGGAGATCTCGACCGACAGGACCAGCTTCGCCGTGGCCAGTGGCTGGTAGTTGGCGGTCAGGACGATCTTTCGCATGAAGGGGTTGTGCATGTTTTTCCCCAGAACTACCTCAGCACCCGGAAGGTGAGCGTCAGGACGCTGGTGAACTGCCGCAACTGGTCCAGGTGCTCGGGCAAGTAGATGGACGGGGTCTCGGTCTTCACCCAGACTACGTTCGGCATGGCCTGGAGCCGGCGCTGTCGGAAGAAGTCGGCGATCTGTTCCACCAGGGCCATGAGCGCGTCGATCTCTGTGTTGTCGCCGGAGGGGCTGGTGGGCAGCTTCTTCTGCACGCCCACGTCGATCAGGTAATCGTGCTGGACCAGCGTGCGGCTGGCGCCCTGCATCTCCACGCCCTTGGGCACCACCGACACGTGCAGCGTCTTCATGTCGGCCAGATCGAAGACCGGCCGGTAGAGCCGCCGGGCGGTGAAGGCCTGGCTGAAGGCGTGGCCGTTCAGTTCGGCCGCGACCGCGTCCGCGATGTCCACGATGGTGCCCATCAGCCTTCCTGCTCCTTCTGGGCGATGCAGGGCCGGGAGATGATCTTGTCGTGGAGGGAGCGGCTGAGCTTCAGCAGGTCGGCCGTCATGCTCGTCAGGTCGTGGATCGCCTCGGTATTGGCGGCGATGATCCGGTTGTTGGCCTCCAGGACCGCCAGCAGCTTCTGGATCAGCCAGACCACGATGCCCAGCAGCACCGCGGCGAAGCCCACGAAGCCGTACTGCACAATCGGTTGCGTGATGAAGTTGTCCATGCTCAGCTCTCCTCATCCACCTGTTTGGTGTGTATCCGCAGCGTCTGCCCGTACGGATCGCTGGGGCGGAAGTGGCCGCCGCCGGCCAGGTCCAGCACCTCGTACACCTTCACCCGCTCCCCATCGGCCAGACGAATCCGGTCGCCCAGCCGGGGCAGCGTCCTGATCCCGTCCAGCACGAGCCGGTCGGCGGCGATCAGGAAGTCCGTCGCCACCGCCTGGACCGTCAGGCCCGACTCGTCGGCGACCTGGTAGTCCGTGCTGCCCAGCGTGGCGGACAGGTCCACGCTCTGTCCGCCACGCTGGTAGGTCACGGCCCGGGCCAGATGGGCGTTCCGCATCCGGCCCAGCCACGAGACAGCCTGTTCAAGCAGGTCGGCCACGGATGAAAACCCTCGTTACGTGCCGGTCGACACCTTCAGCGTCCCGCTGTCGTTCCAGAGGGCCCCGGCCACGCCGGGGTCGCTGGCCGGCAGCGTGGCGATGACGTTGTTGCCCGAGCGGGCCAGCTTGCTGGTGCCGAAGGCGATCTCCTTGGTGTCGCCCACGGCCGCCCCGGTCACCGTCAGCGCCCCGTTGGCGGCCAGCGTCGCGTTGCCCGACAGGGCGACCGACTCGAACGAGTCGCCGTCGGCGACCAGGACCTTGCCGGCGGTGTACGTCACCGCGCCCACGTCGGACAGGTCGCCCAGGCCGAGCGTCTCGGCAATGGCGGACTCCACCGACCGCAACGCCGTCCGCACCGTGGTCGCCGCCTCGTTGGCAGCCGCCAGGGCGAAGCCCATGAAGGTGTTGCCCGTGCGGGTGGTCGTGGCCGCCCCGGTCCCGGCCGTCCCGCCCACCGGGTTGCCGTCGGCGTCCCAGTAGACGGCCGCCCCGGGGGTGAAGGCGACCGCCGCCTTGGCCACGTCGAAGACGCCGCGGACCGCCAGCGCCCCCAGCGTGTTGGCGGCGATGTCCAGCTTGGCCACGCCGACCAGGGTGCCCTGCACGATCACGTCCCCGGCGGTTACGTCCGCGCCGGGAATGTAGTCGATACTGTTGCCGTCATGAATGAAGCGTGCCTTTGCCATGGATCAATGCTCCTTGAATGCCAGAGGGAATCACACGTGCCGAAGAGGAAGGAACCAGGCCTATCAGACCTCGCCCTTCATCTTGGCCGCGCCGCGGTAGTCCTGCTCCCGGACGCCGAAGTCGATGTACCCGCGGAACTGGATGCCCAGCGTGTTGAAGTCCGCGTCGGTCTTCTCCACCGTCGGCCGGTCCACGCCGTTGAGGAAGGCGATCTCGACGGCGGGCAGGCGGTTGGGGTCGGCCAGCAGGTACCAGGCCTTGCTGGAGTGCCCGGTGAAGCTGGCGTTGGAGAGGTAGACCGAGCTGACCACGTCGAACTTGCCGACATGCGGATTGGTGTTCGGCTTGGCCTTGTTGGCGGTGGTGGTCTCGTTGAGCTGGACGCTCTTCATGAGCAACTCGGCCGGGACCTTCAGCGCCGTCGGCACCAGCAGGATGCTGGCCGGCACGCCCAGCGGGCGGCCGTTGGGCCGGGTCTGCTCGCCGAACATCACCTCGGCCGCCGTCAGGCCGTCCACCGTCAGGGCGGTGTCGGCGCCCTCGGCGTAGTTCCCGTGGTCGGTCGAGAAGAACGCCTTGCCGTCCGTCTGGACGGGATTGCGCAGCCACAGGCCCCACACCGCGTCGGCGATGGCCTCGGCCGCCCCCATGCCGATCTGGCGCGGGATGTCGGCAAACGCGCCCATGTCGTCGTTGATGATCATCTGACGCGTCAGGGCGAACATGATCCCGTGCGTGTCGGCCTTCTGGCCGTACTTCTGCTCGTCCAGCCTGCCGTGCTTGAGCTCCCCATCCGCTCCGACCTGTTCGAACTTGAACGCCCCGGTCATGCGGTAGCGGCTGTGCTCCTTGAAGTCATTGACGGAGGCGATTTTGGCGATCTTCCGCCACGCGTCCTCGATGTAGTTGTACCCCTCCAGCAGCATCTTGTTGGCGATGTTGCTGAGGATGCCCGGCAGGCTGGTGGTGCTGAAGGCGGCCTGGAGCCAGCCGGATGCGTCACGCCGAAAGCGCGGCAGTTGGCGCCCGCAGGCCAGCTCGCAGAACTCCTGGATGCCCACGCCGCGCAGGCGGTCGGCGGCCTCCAGGATCGGGGCGGCGTACACGGCCTCGATGCGGCTGGTGGGCATGCCCGAGGCCATCAGCGCCGCGGCCTCGAACACGTGCGGGCCGGCGGGGCGCTGGGGCGCTGCGACCGCCGGGACCTTGGGCCGGCTGGCGCGAAGGATGTGCAGCTCGGTGCGGGACTCGTCCCACCCCTCCTCGATGGCCTGGGCCTCGATGTCCCCGTGCCTGCCCGCGCAGAGCCTGCGGATCGCCTCGACGCGGCGGGTCTCGGCGGCCATCCGCTGGCGCATCGCCGTCACCGGGTCGGCGTCGGCGGCCAAGGCATTGACCGTGACCGGCGTTGCCGGGGGCGGGGCAGCCGCGGCCGGCCTGGGCGGCTGCGCGTCGGGCGTCTGGGCAGCCTCATTGGCGGCCGCCTCCACAACGGCGTCCGTGCCGGCGGGCTGGGCAGCGGTGTCCTGGCTGGTGGCGGTGCTGGTGTCGTTTGCGTCCATGGAACTGGGCTCCTTGCTCTGGGCGGCGATCCGAGCGGTGGTGCCGGGATCTGCGCCGCTGTCGACGAACGAGATTTCCTTGAGGATGGCCTTGCGGACCACGTGCAGCGGGCCGTCGAAGGTCCTTCCATTGACCGTGATGCTCTGACCGTTGGGGATGAACTGGGCGTCCACGACGGCCGCGCCGATGCTGGCCTGCCAGGGGAAGCCATTGACGCCGCTCTTGGCGACGTCGCGGGCCCAGGAGGTGTCGCGGCTGACCAGGCCCTCGGCGACGACCTGGCCGCCGTCGATCACGACCCGCTGCGTATGGCCCACCCCCTGACGGGGGTTGTGGTCCAGGCGGACCGGGATATCCTGGCGGTCGATGGCCAGGCCCTCCAGGTCGACCACCACCGGGTGCGGGAACCCTGTGATCCGCATCACGCCGCCCGTGTAGGCGACCATGCGGAATCGCGGCATCTGCTTGTCCGCCTCGCCGGCCGCCTCCACCGTCAGCGGGCAGAGGAAGGTCAGGAACTCAAGCTGTCTGCTCTTGCTCGACATCCGTGTCGGCCTCCTGTTTGTCGCTGGTGGATGAACCCTGCGGCGGGACGGTCAGCCCCAGTTCCTTCATCAGGGCCACTTCCTTGGCCCGCTGGCGAAGCTCGGTGTCCCAGTCCTTGCCCTGGCGGGCGTATTCCTGGGCGAGCGTGGTGGTATTGCTGGCCAGGCGGGTCGCCTGGGCCGTCGCCTCCTTGGCCGGGTCGACGTGCTCGGTGCCGTCGAAGAACCACTGATGCGGGATGGCGCCGGCCGTGCGGAGATAGGCGAACTCGCTCAGCAGCTCCGCCTCGGCCAGCCAGGCAGCCAGGATGCGATCCAGCACCGCCTCGGCCAAATGGGCTTGCTCGACCCGGATGGACTTGTAGTAGGTCTGGTGGTCCAAACGCCCCGAGGCGTAGTTGTAGCCGGAGGAGTTGCAGGCGGCGATATTGTAGGGAAGGTTCAGGCAGCGGGCGATTTCGTTCAGGATCTCCCGTTTGAACTCGGCATAACTGGTGGTGGGCTGCTGGGCCTCAATCTGCCCCAGCCGCCAGCCGTCCGGTAGCACCGTGGCCATGCGTTTTTCGAGCTCGACCACGTCCATCGGCTCGAGGGCCTGGGCCTCCCCATTGGCCGGGGAGTCGGTGAACAGCACGGCCGCGAAGTCGGCTGCCGTCTCGGCCGCCGCGATCACCGCCAGTGTGTATCGACGAAGCTGGGCGAACAGCGGCAAGGCCGGCGTGATCTCCGGGACGCCACGGTGCTGGCTGGGCCGGTCCGCCCGGAACCAGTGGACCACCGCATCGGCATCCACCATGTCCACGGCATTCAGCCAGCAGCTCAGGTCGCCCGGATGCTCGCGCAGGATACAGTACGTCCGCGGGTTGCCGTAGGCGTCCAGGATGATCCCGTCGATGTCATTGGGCGTGGGCAGCGCCGACATGACGGGCGAGGCCACGCGGTCCGCCTCGACGAGTTGGACGTCCAGTATCACCGGCGAATCGATCAGCGGGTTGGCCGTCAGGACGGCGAAGGCCTCGCCGTCGGTGCTCTTGGCCATCCGCATGGTCCGTAGCTTGCCGGCCAGATCGATGGCCCGGGCCCACTGGGCAAAAGCCGTCTCCACACGCCGGTTGGCCTCGGCATTGGCCGAGAGAAGCTGAAGCCTGGGCCCCGTGCCGATGCAGTCGTTGGCCAGCGTCAGCACGATGCCCTTGGCGTAGCTGTTGTTGGCGACCTCGTAGCGGGCCCGCTCCCGCAGTTTGCTGCGGACGTCCGCCGCAGCGGCGCTGTCTGCGGAGAGTGAATCGGCCATCGCCCAGTGCCGGGCGTTCTCGGCCGTGGTCTGGGCGGCGTCGAACCTCGCCCGCAGCATGGCGGGAATGGCGGCCGGGAGGGACCGTCTTTGAGAGGAAGCCTTCCTGTTCTTGCGGAACGGCCACATCAGACGGTCCCCCCCGGGCTGATCTTGGCCAGCTTGATGCCGAGTCCCTTCGCGCGGCTGGCCTTCTTGGACTCCAGATACTTGTCGGCCGCGATCTGGTCGGGCAGGGGGTGCTGCTCAACGGAAACGGAGTCCGAACTGGCCTTCCGTGGCACGACGGCGTTCTGCTGAATCGAGTTGTCGAGGGTGTCGGTCAAGGCTCTGCTCCGGGCGTCCTGTGCCCGTAATGCTTATTGCCGCAGAGCCTCCAGACTTCGCGGGGTTTTCGAGGGCGGACGGAAATCGTGCCATATCTGGTACGAAGTGTCGGTGCATAGTCAACGGGGTGGAGTCGGCTGAAGACTGGCCGACAGAACACGACAATCTTCTTCACCGTGTGAAGCACTGGTCGCTGCCGACATTGCGGGAGAAGCTCATCAAGATCGGGGCCGAGGTCGTCGCGCACTCGCGGTACGCATTCTTCCAGACGGCAGAGGTCGCCATCCCACGCGGGCTGTTCCTGGCAATCCTGAGGCGGACAGAACGGCTGCGTCTGCCCGAGACGGTGCCGCAATGACCTCAACGACGGACGAAGCCGCCGGAGGGATCGGATACAAGGGGAGCAGTCTGCGCGAATCGAGGATGGAGGCCTGTGCGAGGGCCGATTAGGGCGCCATCTTGGGCCGGAGATGGTCCGACACGCCGCTCATCGAGCAGAGAAGACCGTTGCCCCTGCTCGGATCGGCGGTAGAATTATCAGAAAGGCCGGCGGCGGTCGTCGGCGGGAATTTATCCAGGACATCTGGGTTCAGATAAGACATGGACACTGTATTCGATATACTAGTCCCGATATGGCATTTTATCACTCCAACTGCATATTTGGTCCTGGCGCTGTTCCTGCTTGCGTACTTTTCAGATAAGACGGGCGGAGTAGTGTCGGGTCTTATACTGTTGGCTGTGGTTCTCGTTTGTGTGGGAGCAACCGCCAGTTTCGTTGAGTCAATACGCCTCAAATGGCATGAGAGGGCGTTTTCAGATGCTTTAGGCAATCTCGCGTCCCTTCACGAGCTTCCGCTTTGCGATCATTCACCGCCCGTTGTTGAGGGGAAGATACTGGTGCTAGATTCTTCAGGGAAACTCAGTCCTCTCCATTTACAGCTTCCGTCGCGTCTCCGTGCGTTTAGTCTCAACGAGGTGGGAACCGTTGTGTTTGCAGACTACAGGAAGGACAAAGTCGGGGTGTATCAAGGTGGGGGGGAAGCATACGTCAATGTATGCGCCCTGAGGGTTGTAAATGTTAGATTGCGGAGAACTCTCGCAATACAAGACATTAGAGGCACAGATCCGCCTAGTGCAAAGCCATGGAGCGGCTCTGAGGAATCGGGGTCTTCTCCGGATTACTACGCCATCAGGTTCATTAGGCAAATCCCGCAAGACAAGGCCCTTCAGAAACAGAAACACATCGTTCCGCAAGAGTGGGGATATTATCTACTTGTAGTTATCCTTGCCGCTCTTGGCGCAATTGGCCTGAAGACAAACCGCAACTGGAGAAGCCGATCTGACTATCGTGAGAGCCGGCTTTGGATCGGTAGCACCGCAATAGCTACTGGTCTTGCTGCGTCGGCTTTCATCGGTCATGACCCTTGGGTGACGTACTGGTTCGCGGCCACCCCCGGAATCTTGGTGCTCATGTTCAGAGAGAGGATACCCAGCGTCATTTGCTCTGCGCTTTCCAAGAATGACAATGCTTGGGCAGTAAGCCTATTCACAATTGTAGGTGCGTTCGTTGGGCCACAGATGCTGGTTCTTAGTGTAGTCCCGTATCTGTGCGCCATTGGAGTATTGGCGATTCTATGCCGCAAACTGCCGTCATCAGTGACATATCATCGAGATACAATTGTGGAACGCCTGCTCGATGCGGTGAGGTCGGATGCATCTCTGCTGGTTCTCGGTTGTATTATCGTGGCTTGGATAGCGAATCAGTGGCTGTAGCGCTCTACCCCCGGATGTCCTGGCTAAAGGAGGCGTACAAGCAGCGCATCCAGGCGCTCGTCAGGCTCCCGCAGGCCTCGGATATCAGGCGCCGCCTTCGGGCGTCCTACGCGACGACGGTTGAGGCTGCAATGTTACCGCCCGAGCTGGATATTCTGGACATCGGGGTTAGACACGCTAGAATGCCCAAATGCTCTCTCTCTTGTCGTGATAGCCTTGCCGCAATTGCGGCAGCGTTTACGCCGCACGATTCCATCGCCCCGCGGGCGGGTGTAGACGGTCAGGAAGTGCCTGCACCCGCACTGGCGGCAGACCAAGCCTTGAGTTCGCGGCGGCAGCGGCGCGGTGGTTGGAGCCTGGATCATCGTCTGCTCCCTTGGAGTTCGGAAAGCCGCAGGCGCGGCCGCGGCCCAGCGGTGCGAGTCTCGACGCCAGCCAGCGTGGCGCCCTGGACTGACGCCGCCACGGCGCAGCCCACCAGGCAGTCCAGCCAGTGGTTGTCCGGGCGGGTGGCCCGGAGCTTCCATTCATCCACGATCCGCCCCTGGGCCAGCGACTTCACGCGGTACTCGGACGTCAGGTGATCCGCCAACAGGCGGTGGGCTTTCTCGTCACGGCCCGAGAGCGACAGACAGCCGGGGTCGCCCATCGCGACGGCCAGCCGGGCGTGGACGAAGCTCTTCCAGTAGTTGGTGTCGATCAACACGTGTCGCACCTGGCGCTTGCCGACAATATTGGGAATCCGCCAGTGCAGGCCCACCCGGTCCCCGTGCTTACGCTTGTACTCGCTGAAGGGGATGCTGGACGCCCCGACGTACTTGCCGTGGCTGGGCAGCAGGATGCCGGCGAAGCCGCTCTGCCGGCAGAATTGATAGACGACGTCGGTGCTCTGGCCCCAGTTGGCGTCGATCAGGCAGCGGTCGATTCTCATTTCGGCTCCGTCTTCGCGACGATACACCCTGGGCAGTCGCTCCTCGCAGAGCTTCTCCAGGGCCGCGAAGACCTGGCCTTCCAGCCCGGCGCCCGGTGCTGATCGTGTGATCGTCGCCCGGACGTCCCGTAGCGTGAAATAGGACCTCTTCTGGTCCGGCCAGGTCCCGTAGTCGACGATGTAGCCCGTGAAATTCTCCTCCCACCCGCAGAGCATCCAGAAGAGCACCTTCTGCTGGACGTCGATGAACATCGTCAGGTAATTGCAGCCGATCGGGATCTCGCTCGGCCGGTAGCCGTTCAGCTTGCCGGCGATCTGCTCGGCCGTGAGCATCTCCTCGCCAATCGCCTCGAGGATCGGCTCGTTCTGGTACTCGGCGAAGAACGCTGCCTCGTCGCGGAACCTCAGGTTCATCGCGTGCTGGATGGCCGAAAGCTCGTCCTCATTGAACCGCTCCGGCCAGGCGACGATGGCCCCAGCGTCCATGGCCTCCCGATTGGCGCGGTAGAACTCCGTCGCCTCCGAGCCATCGCCGTCGTTACGCAGGGAATCGGCTCGCATCTCAGCGTACTTCGCCCAGAGCTTCTCGCTGGAGGGGAAGGCGTAGACCATCTTTGTGCGCTCGCCTTGCCACTCTGGGTGCTTTTCGCGGTCGAGGATGTTGTCGGCCATGTCCGCTGGGCGGATCACGGTGCAGGCCATGAGCCCAGCAATCTTTTTGCCGGGCCCGGCCATGCCCAGGACGTCGCCGGCCAGGATCGCTTCGCGGCGCTGGGATTGTGATGGCGACCAGGCCGACTCGGTAGTCTGCGGGTCATCGACCAGCACGAGCTGCGGGCGTACCACCTGCCCATCGGCGCGGGCGTAGTTCTGCCCGCGGATATCGCTGCCCTTCATGCCGCTGCTGGAGATCACCACGGCGGATGCCTTGCTGCCGGCAATGGTCGGCAGGACGATCCGGTCGGAAGCCCAGTCGATGCGCGTGGGCTCCCCCTTGTACTTTTGGCCCTTCTGGCGGTTAGTGATCCGCTCGAGGCACTGGATCGGGTATGTCACCTCGGGGAAGTCGTCATGCAGGAGCGGGTTGGTTTCCAGCCAGATCTTGATGTTCTCCAGCAAGTCGCGGGCGCGCTCGGCGCTGGCGGCGATCAGGCAGACGAAGGGCGACGCGCCGATCAGTGCCGACCAGAGCACCGCCGTCTGGCAGAGCACGGTCTTGCCGCTGCCGCGAGGCATGGCCATGGCGAACAGCCCTCCGGTGCGAACCGCCTTCTCGATCTTGTCGATCACCCGCAGGTGGTCCTGAGACCAAGGGAAGTAGAAGACCTCGGGGAAGTACGTTTCGCAGAAGAACCGGAACGACCCTTCCGCCTGTGCCTTCCGCCCTGGGTCCGCCACGGCCGGGATCTCCCCGATATCCTGGGCCATCCGGACCGCCTCGGCGTTCCGCTCGGCCTGGCGGGCCTTCTGTTCCTCGTAGCTCAGCGGCTCGGCGCGGGGCTTGAAGTACTCCAGCGTCAGCCAGGCCGCGTAGCGGAACAGGTCCACCGTCCGGGCGTCGCCGATGGTGTAACCTGCCTCGTTCCGGTGCCGGCGGAGCTGGAACTCCGTCAGAACGCTGCCGCGCCCGGAGGCGTTGACGAGCCGTAGCAGGTCGGCGGGCCGGAGCTTGCGTGGGTCAATCTGCATGGGCACCGGTCACCTCCTCGGCCAGAAACGCCACGTAGTCGATCAGGCTGAAGGTCCCGTCCGGGCGGGCAAGGTCGCCCGCCTGGACGATCTGGCGAACCTGCTCCTCCGTCACCCGCCGGCCGTAGGCCGTGGCCAGAATTTTCGCCGCCTCCGCCGCGGAGATGGCGGTGATCTTCAGCGACTTGGGGGCTTCATGTTCCGCAGTCATAGACACTTATGAACACCTGTAAGTTATTGAAAGAAAAGGGGTTAATTGACTTGATGCTTTCGGCCGCCCGAGCAAACATGTCCAACGTCAATACGGTACGTAAACCATTACGGATAAAGGAATTACCATGAACGACAAGACCAGCAAGAGAATGACGGCCGCCCACCTGCGGCGGCTGGACCTGGCGATACGGAACTGGGAACTGCTGGGCGAGCAGGCCGCCGGGCGGGGCGACACGGAGTTGGCCAGTACGTACGCGATGGACGCAGCCGATCTGAAGGCGATCCGCGACGCGTACGCCCGCGGCGACCTCGACTCGGCCCGCAGCATGATCGACTCGCTGGACACCCTGGTCCGCGACCAGATCCCGCTGCAGCTCTACTACCACCTCTTCCCCAACCGCTAACCGAACGGAGAACCGACCATGAACGAAACCGATTTCGAGAACCTGCTTGCCGACCTGCTCCAGAACGAGGACGAGGTCCGCCGGGTCCAGACCTTCGAGGAGGCCGGGCTCCTGACCAACGACCGCGGCGTTGTGGTCCATACCGCTGACGGCAGCACGTTCCAGATTTCCATCGTCCAGAGCCGCTGAAGAAGGAGCCCAACCATGACGCGACGCAAACCACAGACATACGAAGCGCAGATGAACGGCAAGAAGGTCCGGGTGACCGTGCCGCAGGCGATTGACGAGCAGGTCCTCTTCGACGCCCTGCGCGACAACCTCAGCCCCCACGCCGTGGCGGCAATCGTCGCCTTCCTCCAGCCCGTACGCACCAACAACGGTGACGTGGACCGGCAGGTCCACTGGTTTGCCGGGGAGCTGACAAAGCTCATCGGCGGCAACGAACAACAGAACCGGCTCGCGGAAGAGCTGGGCTTGTAACCAACAGTCCCGATGGGACAGGAGAACACCATGAGCGCGAAGAAGAACACCAGCAAGAAGACCACGAAGAGCACCAAGGCCGCCGAGCGCCGCCCCGCCAAGCGGAAGGTCATCACCACCCTGGCCCAGTACGAGGCGGAGGTTGCCGCCGCGGCCCAGGCCGCCGAGCCCGCCGCCGACGTCGCCGCGACGGTCGAGCCGGTCCAGACGGGCAACCTCGCCGAAGGCATCCAGGTCCCGGCGCCCGCCAAGCGAAAGCGCTGCGGTATCACCGAGGACAACAAGGGCGCCGCCGTCGACGCCGCCATGCAGGCGGTTGCCGCGGACAAGAAGAAGCGATCCAGCGGGCTGGACGCCGCCGCCCAGGTCCTGGCCGAGGCCGGCGAGCCCTTGAGCACCGGCGAGATGGTCAAGCGGATGCTGGAGAAGGGCCTGTGGACCACGGACGGACGCACTCCGGCCGCCACGATCTACTCGGCAATCCTGAGAGAGATCAACGTCAAGGGCGATCGGAGCCGGTTCCGCAAGACCGAGCGCGGCCGGTTCGAACTGACCAAGTAATCCGCCCCCAAGCTCGCCACCTCTCACCACCCCGGCCTTCCCGGCCGGGGTTCTCTCTTGAAGCAGATTTCCCCCGCCGAATGCCTCGCTATGGAGCACCGTTTGCATGCCGCCAACGGGCCATGCTACGCAACTTAACATGTTGAAAATAAAGCAGTTATGTCTCGGATTTCCCTTCAACTGAACGTATGGATGTGGCTCAATGTGTTCATGGCAAACGAAAGGACAACCATGAACGCAAACGAGATGACCTTCGGCGTAGAGATCGAGACGATAGCCCCGGACAGCGCGGTCCGGAACGACGGCCTGGTGATCGGCGGATACCACCGCGGCATCCAGGTCCCGTACCTGCCCACCGGCTGGAAGGCCGAACGCGACGGGTCGATCCAGACCAACGGCAACGGCCACGCCTGCGAGATCGTAAGCCCGATCCTGCGGGGCGCCGAAGGCCTGGCCCAGGTCGCCGAGGTCCTGCGGACGCTGGAAGCCAAAGGCCACCGGGTCAACGCGAGCTGCGGGGTTCACGTCCACGTCGGCTGGAAGAGAGACTGGCCGGCCGAGGCCCTGGCCCGGTTGGTGACCATCACCGCCTACTGCGAACGCGGCCTGTACGCGATCACCGGCACCAAGAGCCGCGAGCGCGGCACCTACTGCGGCGGCGTCCGCAAGTACGGTAACGGCAAAGACGCCAAGCCGGTCCTCGACCGCAACCGCTACCACGCCCTCAACCTGACCAACCTCGCCCATGGCACCCGCGAGACGGTCGAGTTCCGGGTCTTCTCCGGCTCGACCAGCGCGACGAAGGTCTGCGGCTGGATTCAGGTATGCCTCGGCCTGGCCGACCGGGCCATCAACGGCAAGCGGATGCCGAAGTGGTCGCCCGGCCCTCTGAAGGGCGGCTGGAAGAAGGCCGGCGAGGGCGCCAGCGAGGCCGAACGCCTGATGGGCTACCTCGCCTGGGGCGCCGGGTACGCCCGCATCCACGGCGGACACCAGTACGGCTGGATCAGCGATGTGGTCCCGCAGGACGAGGTCAAGAACGAGTTCCGCCGCCTGGCGGCCAAGTACGACGCGATGGCATAACGACCGGGCCAACGCCCGCGGCGGGATGCCGCCGCGGGCACCGGCCCAGGAGGAGCAGATATGTGCGGCATTTTCGGATACATCACCAGCGCCGGCCAGGGTCCGGACATCCACCGGCTGCGGCGGCTGGCCCTGGTCACCCAGATGCGGGGCGAGCACGCCTTCGGGCTGGCTTGGCTGGACGCGGAAGGCACCATCCAGACCTTCAAGACGCCCGGCGCCGCCGAGGACCATCTTGACCAGCTCGACCGCTGCCGGAGCGCCGTCATCATGGTCGGCCACTGCCGCTACGCCACTCACGGTTCGCCCGCCGACAACCGCAACAACCACCCTCACCCGGCCGGGGCGGGGCAGCTTATCCACAACGGGGTGGTCCACAACTACGACCAGCTCATCCGCGAGCACCGCCTCGTCCCGCAGAGCCGATGCGACAGCGAGGTGCTGGCCCTGCTCATGGCCCGCTGCCCGGGCACGATCAGCCAGCGTTCGGCCTGGATGGCCAGCCAAGCTCTGGGCGACATGGCGCTCCTGGGCATCTGGCGCAAGCCCGCCCGCCTGCTGGTCTCCCGCCGGGGCCGACCGCTTCATTTCGGGCAGACGCAGGCGGGGTTCTACTTCGCCAGCCTGCCCGAAGGGCTGCCGGGCCAGGCCAAGCAGGTCATCGACCGTAGCACCCGCGTGCTGGTGTATGACGGCACCGGCCTTCAACTGGAGAGCAAGCCCATCCGCCTGTAGCCGCAGCATCACTGCACGCTCTCCACCAGCCGGTCCGCGGGCGCGGCGGCCGGGACGCGCTCGGCCTTCTTGCCCGTGAACTGTTCGTACCGTTGGACGATCACATCGCAGTACAGCGGATCGAGCTCCATCAGGAAGGCCTTGCGTCCCGTCTGCTCGCAGGCGATCAGCGTCGAGCCCGAGCCGCCGAACAGGTCCAACACGTTCTCGCCCTGGAGCGACGAGTTGCGGATGGCGCGGATGGCCAGCTCGACCGGCTTCTCCGTCAAATGGATCATCTTCTGGGGCGTGACCTTCTTGACGCGCCAGAGGTCCGTCTCGTTGTTCGGGCCGAAGAACCGATGTGCCGCACCCTCCCGCCAGGAATAGAAGCACCATTCGTGTGCCCCCATGTAGTCTTTGCGAGTCAAAACTGGATGCAATTTGTCCCAGATGATCATCTGGCTGAAATACAGCCCGGCCTCGACCAGCGCCGGGGGATAGTTGGCGATGTTGGAGTAGCCGCCCCAGATGTACGCCGTGTGCCCGGGCAGCAGCACGCGCGCGATGTTGCCGAACCACGCGCGGAGCATCTGCGCGAATGCCTCGTCTGAAACGAAGTCGTTGGCGAGCGGCCTGTCCTTGGCGCGGAGCTTCCTGTGCGTGGCCTGGGGGACCCCGTTGCGATCCACGTCCGACTGCTGGTGGTGGGTGAGGCCGCTCTTCTTGCGGCCAGCGCGGCGCCCGCTGTCTTCGGGTGCGGGGGCCTCGAAGCTGGAAAGGCCGGCCGCGATGGCATTGTTGCTCCGCGGTTCGACCTTCACATTGTACGGAGGATCCGTATTCACCAGATGCACCGGGGCGCCGTCCAGCAGACGGTCCAGATCCTCCACCGATCCGCTGTCGCCACAGAGCAGCCGGTGGTTGCCCAGGATGTACAGGTCGCCCGGCTTGGTGATCGCTTCGTCCGGCGGCGCGGGCACCTCGTCCGGGTCCGTCAGACCCTGCTGGACGTCGCCGTCCAGCAGCTTCGACATTTCCTCCTGGTCGAAGGCCAGAAGCTGCATGTCGAACCCGCCGTCGCGCAGCTCCGCCAACTCGATGGGGAGGATCTCCAGGTCCCACTCGGCCAGCTCGCCGGACTTGTTGTCCGCGATGCGGTAGGCCTTGACCTGCTCGGGGCTCAGATCGGTCGCCACGTGGACGGGCACCTTGGCCAGGCCGAGTTTGCGGGCGGCCTTCCAGCGGGTGTGGCCGGCGATGATCACCCCGTCGGCATCCACCACGATGGGCTGGCGGAAGCCGAACTCGGCCAGGCTCGCGGCCACGGCGTCCACGGCCTGGTCATTGATGCGGGGGTTCCGCTCGTACGGGCGAATGTCATCGATCTTCCGCAGCTCAACGGCGAACTTCTCACTGGTTGCATTCTTGGTGGCGGTCATGCCGCACCTCCTTGCGCTGGTATTGCCTGCGCCGATCCTTCGGCGCTCTTCCAACAAACTGTCTCTTGTAAGCCGACGCGTTCCCGCGGCATCAGAAAGCCCCTTTGGCGGGAAGTACCTATTGACCATCTTGACCATCTTGCCCAGTTTGACATTTCCCGCCTTGGCAGCCTTTTCCGGCTCCGCAGGAGATGTTCGAACGTGGGCCAACGTGGGCGGTTTGGGGGCCGGTGTCGCGGGAGAAAACCTCCGAAAACGACTCTGGTCCTCACACGTACGCGCACACGGGTCGCGAACATGTATGTAAAAGAGAGAGTTTTTCTTCTATTATTCTTCTTAAACCCCTGTCCCTGCCGGGCTTGAGCCTCCCGAGAAAACCTCAGATAGCCTCCGATCAGCACAGATAGCCGCGCGGGTTTTTCCGCCTGGACGGCCTGCGAAGGCCGGATTAGCGCCATAGCGGAGGGATTTCGGAGGTTTTCTTGCGGTTTTCTCATCTCAGCGCCCACCCCGATCTGGGCTTGGTCTTGCCCGGGATCGTCTGGAAGTGGATCTCCTCCTGCTTGGTCAGCGCCTCCAGGATGTTGTCGTATAGCGTCGGGTTCTGGGCCAGGTGACGACGCAGCTTCCAGTCGGGCGTGGGGTACTCGCGCTCGACACCGCTGTCGCGGCACTGCCGCAGGAAGCGGACCGCCTTCTTGCACAGCGCCCCGAAGTCGGTGGACGCCACGTAGGTGGAGGCCAGGAATAGCTGCCTCCTGGTCTGGTGCATGGCGAAGGTGGTGGCCCACTGGACGGCCGGCAGGCTGATGACGGGATTCTCGTGGCTCTCGCTGCAGGCGCGGAGCAGGGCGAACTTGCTGGCGTTCTCGGTGGTACGCGACCAGGCGATCTTGGCCACCTCGTCTGTCCGGTCGTGCGCGTCGTTGTACTCGCGTTCGGTCTGGCGCTGCAGAGCCGTGATGGCCTCGGCGGCATCGGCAACGTAGGGGACGACCTTGGGCTCGGGGTGGACCTCCAGGAGGTTGCGGCGGTTGGTGCCCGGCTGGAATTCCGCCCACCAGCGGGCGGTGTGGATGATCTCGTCCGGGATGTGCCTGGCCGAGCCGGGGGCCTGACCCTCTCCGCGCCGGCCGATGTCCACGATGATCAGCCGCGCGAAGAAGCCGTTGGTGAGCATGCGCTGGGACAATGATTCGTAGAAGTATTGCGGCGTGGCCGTGCCGAAGAGCGTCAGGTGCGGCTGGTCGATGCTGGCGGAATCCTTCTGGCCGGCCTTGACGCGGACGGCGTAGATGACGTCGGCGGACGAGTAGAGCGTGAGCAGGATGTTGGGGATGGACTCCCGCTTGTTCTCCTTGTCCAGGTTGATCTGGCGAAGGACGCCATCCATCTCGTCGTTCTGGAACAGCATGGCCGGGCAGCGGGCCAGCGCGTCCTGGATGCCCTCGCCGCTGGCGAACTTGTCGCCCAGGGCGGCGACGTGCCCGATCTCGTAGAGCACGCGGGCGTTGACCTTGCGGGGGAAGTCCTTGCCGGTTCCGCTGCTGGCCAGGGCGAGCAGGTAGATGTTGGGCCGCAGATCGCCGCTGGCGCAGACCTTCCGCCCGGCCAGATAGGACTGGAGCGCCATCGCGCCGCAGAACGCCAGGCCGATGTTCGGATAGGGCGCGTTGGCCAGCGTGAAGTCCATCACCTGCCTCACCAAGCCCGGCACGTCGAACAGGTGCTCGGGGATCGGGCCCGGGTCCGCGATGGCGGGCTCGACGTCGGCGGGGGGCGGGGCCATGCTGGCGACGATACCCGAGATGTCCACGCCAGGGGCCTGCGGCGGATCATCGCTGCCATAGCCCAGGCCGCGCAGGGCGCGGGCGGCCTGCTCATAGTTGCCGCCGTGGGTGAGGAGCGCGTAGGCGGCAAACGGGGAATATGCCTGGTGGGGCTGGAACGGGGCGGCGTTGGAGGAGAAGACGTAGAAGACGCCGTCCTTGAGGCTGGCGGACCAGCCGGCCGTCTTGCCCGGCCGACGCCAGTACTCGTTCTCCCCCGTCTTGGCCAACGTCCAGCCGGCATCCTGGAGCACGGCCCGCACGTCGCCGCGCTGGTTGAAGTCGTCACCAGGCCGAAGGCCAGGGCCGCACACGACCGCCGACGTTGGCCCACGTTGGCCCACGGGCGACGATCCGGCTGGACCGTCTACCACGGGTGGCACGTACTCATTCAGCTCCCACGCGGCCTGGAGCAGAATGTCGCGTTCCTGAGCCGTCAACACGGGCGGGCTGGCCAGGTCGCCCTGGATGATCTCGTACCCAGCGGTCGGGGCGCACAGGAACAGCCCGCCCTCGCCGCGGGTCTCGATCAGGGTGACGATCTTGTCAGCGTCGAGGCGCTGGGCGAGTTTCAGGTTGCCGCAGACTTCCGTCTCGGTGCGGTAGGCGGCGTGGCGTCCATTGGACTGCGTCCTGGACAGGACGAGGCGCTCCAGCAGGCCCGGCGCGGCGGCCCTGACCTTCTCGCACCAGCGATCAAAGAGCTCGCCCAGGCGATCGAAGTCGATCAGTTCCAGCCGGCCCGACACCTGGCCGGCGATGATGCACAGCGCGTCGGGGCTGTTGGCGAACCAGGCCGACACCTCGGCCGGGGTGGGCAGTCTCTCCTGGAACTGCTTCCACCGGCCGATGGCGGGGCGCTTTTCCGACCGGTTGGCAGGCAGGACGCAGAGACCCGCCGACAGGTAGTCGCGGGCGGCTTCCGCAGTGACGCAACGGCCTAGTTGCATGACGCCTCCTGCGCCCTGCGGAGGGCTGAATTGGCCATGGCGTCTTCCGACCAGGCGCGGATGCGTTTGCGCAGCTCCTCCAGGTCGGCAGGTTCGGCGCCCTCGATGACCCCGTGCCGGATGGTTCGGATGCTGCTGACGACCATGGTCTCCGCGTCGCCCTCGACGACCAGTACCGTGGCCGGGCAGAGCAGCGTCATCCGCGTGAACAGGATGGCCTGCCCCTGGTTGATCCGCTGGTGGTCCTTCCATTCCAGGAGCAGCAGGTTGCCGTTGATCTCGACAATGCCATCGACGTCGCCGAAGGCAATCTGGCCGGGCAGGCAGTCGGCGAACAGCTCGATCTTCGGCCGCTTCTTGAGGTTGAAGCAGCCGCGTTTCGAGCATTCCCACCGCATCGGGTTGGCCCCGTTACCGGACGACATGGCACACGCTCCCGAGGTCCTTGAATGCCTGCGTGAAGGCCTTGCGGTTCTTGCCGATGTAGACCACCGCCTGTCCCTGCAGGGGCGTGGACTTCTTCTCCGGATGCCAGAACTTGACCCGGCCTGCGGGAAAGCACACCGCTGACGCCACGCCCAGCAGCGCCTGGAACCAGCGCGTCTCCGTGGCGTTGTTGACCAGGACCACCGCCTGCGTCACGTCGCCGGATCGGCACCTGTCAGCGAGGGTCTCGCAGAACTGCTGGATCAGCGGCTGGGCGTAAGGCGGGTTCATCCACACTCGGCCGCTCCATGGCTTGCTCAGCCCGTCATCATCGGCGGTGTAGAAGCGGTCAGCGCCGACGATACGGTTGGCTTCGACGCTGGATGCCGGGTCCAGATCGATCCCGCCCATGACCGCGGCGGCCCGCTGGATGTAATGTTCGGGCGTGTACCACTCGTTGTCGCCCGAGTTCCTGGCGACGTGGGGCTTGGTGACGGTTTGCCTTGCCTGCTCGACCTGCTCCGGCGTCGGCGCATCGCCCAGCGACTTGGCCGTCTGTACGACCGTCTCGCGGGAGACGGGCAGCAGTCCGGCGGCGGCTTCCTGTTGCACGCCCAGCTTGTCCACCGCCTCGGCGAACTGGCCATCGCGTTTGATGGTGGGTGCGGAGACGCCGTGTTCGCTGGCCAGCTTGTCGGCGGTTTTCAAGGGATCACTTTGAGCCCTTGAACCATTCCCTCTGCGGTCGCCGCCATGTTCTTTCTTCAGCCGGTTGTACCGTCGCCCCCGCAGCAGGCTCATCTGGTCCGGGGTCAGATTTCGACGGCCAAGCTGGTGGGCGTCGATCCAGTCGGCGGCCGACTCCCTGTTTGGGAGGCTCAGCTGTCGAACCTCGTAATCGATTCCGAAGCGGTCGCAGATCTCCTTGCGGTTGTGGCCATCGAGCAGGATTCGCTGCTCCGCCCAAACGATCAGCGGCTCGAGGCAGCCGTCGCGGAGCAGGTTCTCCTCCAGTCCGGCCCGCTCCTCATCCGTGAGGGGCGGGATCAGGCTCTGGAACTCCTGGTCGACAATAATGGCGCATTCCGTTGCGCATACCATCGTGGTTACTCCCGGCGGCTGGGCATCGCCGCCTCCAGATTGCAGCGGAAGTGCCAGAACATCCGCAGGGCCTGGCGCGGCAGGGCGAACCGCTCTTCCGGATCGTGAATCTGTTTCGAATCAGATTCGTGGGCCTCCTGGACGACGCGTTCCAGGTCGTCGACGCGAATGCCCATCACGGCGTCGATAGCCTGGGCGACGCGTTCCACAGTGCTGGCGCTGTTGCTGGTGCATGCGTAGGGCATGAAACCTCCTCAAAAAGGAATGTCGTCCTCAGGCCAGACCGGCTCGGGCAGGTCGGCACTGACATGCTGGCCGCCGCCATCGCGTTCGTCCCTTCCGTCCATGCGCGGCGGGATGGGCCCGAGTTGGTGCTTGACGATCCGGTCGTACTTCTCGCCGGCCACCGCCCGGACGGTGATGGCCTTGGTCGGGGCGATTCCGCCGGCCTCGCAGATGTCGATCGCCTGCTCGACCATATCGGGCACGGGCTCGTGGCTGCGGGCCTTCCACCAGGCCTCGGCCTTGCCGTGGGCATAGCCGGTGTGCTCGAAGCAGACCCACTCGCTGCGGTAGTCGTTGAACCCGACCCGGTAATCCACTCGCATCGTTCTGGGATGCCCCTCGGGCGCGTCGCGCTTGACGTGGACGCTGTAGTTGACCTCCAAGACCTCGTAGTCGGTCTCGGTGACTTCGCCCGACAGAATGCCCGCCGAGGATGCCTGGCGGTCGTGCTTCTCGCGTTCGGGCGGCGGGAACTCGTGACCGCACTCGGGGCAGACGCCGTAGGCGGCGTGGATCACCGCCTGGCACTGCGGGCACTCCTTGGCGGGCGCTTCGCCGTTGCCCTGAGCACGATCTTTAATCTGTAGTGCATCCACAGGCCCGTGGCGCAGGATGTTGCCGCCGAAGTCCAGGACGAGGCAGTTCTCCTTGGACGGGTGCAGGCGAAAGCCCCGCCCGACCATCTGGTAGTAGAGGCCGGGGGAGTTGGTCGGACGGAGCAGGGCCACGCAGTCGATGTTGGGCGCGTCGAAGCCCGTGGTCAGGACGTTCACGTTGACCAGGTACTTCAGATCGCCCTCACGGAACCGCCTGAGCGTCTCGGTACGCTCGAACGGCAAGGTCTCGCCGCAGACGAACCCGCACTCCTGGCCCATCGCCTTCAACGCCCGCTGGACGTGCTGGGCGTGCTGCACGCCGGCGGCGAAGATCAGCACCGAGTGGCGGTCCTGTGTCTGCTCGAAGATCTCCCCGCAGGCCGAGCGGACCAGGGCGTCGTCATCCATCAGGGCCTCGACCTCGCCCGCGATGAACTCACCGCCGCGGAGGTGCAGGCTCGACGTATCGGCCTTCCGCCGCCCGGCCTTGGTCTTGAGGGGGCAGAGGTAGCCCTGCACGATCAGCTCGCGCACGCCGACCTCGTAGCACACGTGATTGAGCAGGTTGTCAGGCCCGCAGATGGTGCCGGTGGTCATGCGGTACGGCGTGGCGGTCAGGCCGACCAGGCGGACGTTGGGGTTGACCACCCTCGCGTCAGCCAGGAAGGTGCGGTACATGCCCTCGCCGTCCGGCGGGAGCATGTGAGCTTCATCCAGAAGGATCAGATCGAAGCGGTCCAGCTCCGCGGCGCGCTTGTAGACGCTCTGGATGCCGGCGACGGTGATCGGCTTGCCGGTGTCCCGGCTCTTGAGCCCCGCCGAATAGACCCCGATCTGCATCCACAGGTCGGGGGCCATCGTGTGCAGCTTCTCGACCGCCTGCTCGAGCAGTTCCTTCACGTGGGCCAGGATGAGCACGCGCCCATCCCACTGCTGCACGGCATCGCGGCAGATGGTCGCCATGACCGGGGTCTTCCCGCCCGCGGTGGGGATGACAACACAGGGATGGTCGTCTCGGCGGCGCAGGTGGTCGTAGACGGCGGCGACCGCGTTGGACTGATAGGGTCGCAGTTGCATCACCAGGTCACCACGTAGGTCAGAGCGGCTGCCGCCAGCCAATAGACGACCTTCCGCCAGTCGCCACAGGGCAGGTAGCCAGCCGCGGCACAGACATCGAGCACGATCAGGATGGTGGGGAATATCTTCTGCATCAGTTCAGCTCCCCGCCGCAGAAGGGGCACCGCCTCAGAGGCAGGTCCATCACTCGGACGTCCATTCGCCCGCCGGGCACGACCGACTGCCGGCCGACGGTCAGCAGGTCGATCTGGCTGTCGTCCTCGTAGACGCCCCCGTGCTGGAGGGCGTCCAGGACGGCCTTGGTGAGGTTGTCCAGATCCCGGCGGCGATGGTCCGGCGGGAAGGCGTCCATGCACAGGGCGATTCGCCCGCCGGCCGGGGGCTTGCGAGGCCCGCCGCCGCCCAGGAGGGCGCAGACGTTCTTTCGGAACGTCCGGCCCTCCCGGCTGATCAGCGTGCGGAAGCCCACATGACGCCAGTAGTGGTTGATGCTCGGCGGGTATGGCAGGGACAAGGTCAGCATGTGAACTCCAGGATCAGGCCGTACCTCCGGAGTTTCCGGAGGAGCTTCGGTGCGATGGCTTCGATTCCGGGCTCTTCGGGGTCCTCGGCGAGGGCGGCCAGGCGCTCGGCCTTGCGGTAGAGCGACATCACCGACCGGGAGCACCTGTGGTTCTGGTCGACAAGACGGCGCCCGCAGACAACGCATCGTTCGCAGGTCATGGCTCACCTCTTCCACGGCGGGGTGGTGCTGGCGGCCGGGGCCTGCTGCGGCTGGCCGGCTGCGACGGCCTTGGGCTCGTACCCCTTGATCTCGTTGGTCAGTTCGCCGGTGTCCTCGCGCTTCTTGACCTTGACGGTGATCAGGAGCGGGATGTTGTGCAACTCGACCGAGTCCCGCGGCTGGAGGACGCCGACGGCGCGGCAGATGGCCGACAGCTCCGACCTGGCGATCTTGACCGCCGTCACGTTGGGGTTGTTGAGGTTCAGCCGGGCCCACAGCACGCGGTTCTTGTACTCGCCCTCCAGGACGGTGAAGGTCATCTGGAGGTAGCTGCCCGAACCGTTCTTGGTCGGCTTCATCTCCGACTCGGTGATCGCGGCCAGGTACTTGCCCGCGGGGATCGGCTCGAAGGATGCGGTCGGTTCCACTTGCGCTGCGTCGAATCCATTCAGGTTAGCCATGGACCTGTTCCTTTCTGGTCATGAGGGGGATGATGGAAGGGCCGTAGGAGTCGGGCTGCTTGAAGGGTTTGCCCTTCTTCGTGAGAGCTCGCAGGCGAACTCGAGGACCGCCACTCCAGTGATGGCTGTCGATGCCCTCGAACCGGAAGTCTTGCTGGCGGTCCCGGAAGCGGACGGTCACCATGTCGCCGTAGTTGAACCCTTTTCGGCGGAGCGCCCTTTCCGCCAGCTCAGTCTGAATCTTGAGGACGATCTGCTGGCAAGCGTGGGCCTGGACCTCCCGGAGGATTTGCTTGCGCTGCTCTTCTTTGGCGAACTCTTCCAGCTCGCCGTCGCTGAAGGTGGTGTAGTCGGCCATGGCTACTCGCCCTTTCCAACAAGGGCCTGCATCAGCGCGGGCCACGACAGGGGCAGTTCGGCCGGCAGACCGAAGCGGTTCTTGGCCACGCAGGCCGGGCTGCCGACGCAGCGGAGGATGCGTTCCCCGCCGTCCTTGCCCAGGCCGGCGGCGATGGTCCGCTCGCGGTTGAAGCCGGCGTCCTCGGTCTTGGTGATGATCTTCCGCGTGGCGAACAGGACCGCGTCCGCCCACTCGGTCAGCAGCGCCGTCACGTGCTTGTGCAGCCGGGGAGAGTAGCGGTCGTAGGCGCTGGCCTCGGGGTCCTCGAACTTCTCCACCTTGGCGTGGGCCAGCAGGATCACGCACATGCCGCGCTGGGTGCGGAGCGTATTGAGGTCGGCCAGGACCTTCCGCCAGTGCGTCAGGGCATGGGTGTAGCCCTTGGCGTAGCCGCCATCGACCTTCTCGATACTCGACACGCCGTACTGCTCGCACAGCACGTCCCAGACCAGGCGTTCGAGCCAGTCGACCGAGTCCACGACCACCGTCTCGAAGTCGTGCTCTTCGTTGATGAGCGAGCGGAGGGCGGCCTCCACGTCCGCGAAGGTGTGGGCCAAGGGGAAGCTGGCGCAGTCGATCTGGTCCAGCCCGTCCTCGGTCGGGATGAAGATGGGCCGGGGGGCCTGCGCGGCTGTGGTGGACTTGCCGATGCCCTCGGTGCCGTAGATCAGCAGCCGCGGGGGCGAGTGGCGGCGGCCAGTGTGAATCTTGTCAAGCAGTACCATGCGGTGTTCCTTGTTCATGCGGTTGTCGGTGCAGTTCCACGTTGTCGCTGGCCAGCGATTGGCAGGTGCGGGAGTCGAACCCGCGTCCCGGGGCTTATGAGGCCCAGGTAGCCCGGCCCTGCCGAAAGCGCCCGGGCAGGCGTAGGGAGTCCGGCCGTTGATCCGTGGCATCCATGCCGCACGGCACGCCGTCCCGCCCGGGCGCAGGAGAGGTCACGTCACGTCGAGAATGCGGAGGTCTTCGTAGCCGGTGGGGAAGGCGTCGATCTCCCAGGCCCGCTGAAGCCGGCGGATGGCGGCCTCGTTCTCCTGGCGGGCGATGGCGAGCGTGTTGTCGCTGACGCGCCACACGCCGCAGCGGAAGGGCTCGGCCTTTTCGATGGCGATGATGTAGACGGGAACCAGCTCGCCGATGACCTGGCCGAGAACGGCCTGATAGAAGGCGACCTGGTTGTGGTAGCGACGGCGGCGGGCCTCGTTCTCCAGCCAGGTCAGGTCGGCGGTGCTCTTGAGATCGACGATCCCCCGGTGCGGGTGCGTCCAGTCGAGGCGGATCTGGCAGGGCGTCCCGCAGTATTCGGTTCGGACGACGCCCTCGGACCTGCCGTAGAGCAGCAGGTCGACGGCCTGGTCGTTCATGGCCACGCCGCTGGCCATGTTCTCGATCAGCTCCAGGTCGTCGTGGTGGATGCCGGGCTTGCCCTGCGCCTTGCACCAGTCGCGGAAGGCGTTGGTGTCCTTGCCGTAGGGCTTGCCGGTGGTCTTGTTGATGGGCCCCCCGATGGCGAACTGGGATTCGTATGCTTCCCGGCCCTCCAGGATGCGGCAGTGGACGCCCCGGCCGACCAGGAGCGCCGGGGTGTCGGTGTCCTGGATCAGCCCGAGCTTCTTCTTGCGGTACAGCCACGGGCAGACCATGTAGTCGATGAGCTGGTGGCTGCTCAGGAACTGGTCTGCCTTGGCGTGATATTCCTCGGCTGGTTCGCTCGCCAGCACGCCCAGGTCAATGAACACGTCTTGTTGATCGTTCTGCGGCATTTTCGGACTCCCTTGTGCGGTGCAGTCATCGCTGCCCGTTTACGCAGTGCCTATTGCCGCAGGAGCCGAAAACTTCGCGGTGCCATCGCCAATCACATGAGCGCTCACATGACGCTCATATGAGCGCTTTTGGCACCGGTGACGCGTCCTGTGACGCTCACGTGACGGTCATGTGATCTTCGTCATTCACATCCACGGCTAGATACGTGGCACCGGCCTGGCCGCGACCATCGCTTCCGTTGCTTCGGGACCGGCCCGAGCAAGACTGAAGCCCTGGTTACAAAGAGGCCCGTATGAAAAAGAACCGAGTTCGAGAGTTGTACCAGCAGTACGTCGGGGGGATGGAGGAGTGGCAGATCAAGCTGGCCATCGCACGGATGATGCACTTCCGCGTGCCGCAAGAGGCTTGGCAGGACACGATGCAGGAGCTGGCCATCGTGGTTCACCAGTTCACGTTCGATCCGGAGAAGGCCCATGCCGCCAGCGAGAAGACCATCCTTTGCCGCCTCATGGACAACCGCATCCGCATGCTCGCGCGGAGCAACGCCCGCCGCTTGGCCATGCTGGAGCGGCTGGGCCAGATGACGCAGAACGAGGAGGACACGCACGCACCGGACGGCATCGCCTTCGACAGCGAGGTTCGGCAGCTGGTCGACTCGTTGACGCCGCTGCAGCAGCAGGTCTGTGAGCAGTTGATGAACGGTCTGGGCGAGTTCCAGATCGCCAAGGCCCTGGGCCGGCATTACACCACCATCTGCCGGAACGTCCACCACATCCGCAAGGCCTTCGCCGACCGGGGGTTCAACCCATGGCCTGCCTGAGCGATGAACGCCGGGTGCCGTCCTCACCCGACGCCCGCCTGGACGAACTGGCCGAGATCCTCGCCCGGGCCATGATCCGCATGGTGACGAAAAAGAGTGGTTCGAGTCGCGAAAACGCCCTTGAGCTTTCCTCCGGAACGAGGCTCAGTGTCACCACTTCCGAGACACGGAAAGATAGCGAGGTGACATGATGGAAAACACGGTTCTGAAACAGATTGACGAGCTCCAGCGCATGTCGATGGCCCAGCTCCACAAGCGGTGGGCGGACCTGATGGGCGCCGATCCGGGCAGGCTGGGGCGGCAATACCTGATGCGCCGCCTGGCCTACCGCATCCAGGAGTTGGCCTACGGCGGGCTGAGCCCCCAGGCCCGCAAGCAGCTGGAGGCCGTCGCCGACGGCAAGACCGTCAAGAGCGCCAAGCCGTCCAAGGCCAAGACGACGGTTCTGGCGACGGGCACGCGGCTGCTCCGCGAGTGGCGCGGCGAACGATACGAGGTGATCGTCGAGACGGAAGGCTATCGATACAACGGCAAGGTCTACCGCAGCCTGACGGCCGCCGCCCGGGCCATCACCGGCCAGCATACCAGCGGCAACCTCTTCTTCGGAATCAGACGCAATCGCCCCGGAGCCCAGACATGACTCAACCCAAACGCACTGTCCGCTGCGCCATCTACACGCGCAAGAGCCACGAGGAGGGCCTCGAGCAGGAATTCAACTCCCTCGACGCCCAGCGCCAGTCTGCCGAAGCGTACATCGAATCCCAACGGCATGAGGGCTGGCAACTCATCCGCAAGCGGTATGACGACGCGGCCTACTCCGGCGGCACGCTGGACAGACCGGCCCTGAAGGAACTGCTCGCCGACATCGAGGCGGGGCATATCGACTGCGTGGTGGTCTACAAGGTAGATCGGCTCAGCCGCTCGCTGCTGGACTTCGCCAAGCTGATCAGCCTGTTCGACGAGCACCAGGTGAGCTTCGTCTCGGTGACTCAGCAGTTCAACACGACGACGTCGATGGGCAGGTTGACGCTGAACATCCTGCTGTCGTTCGCCCAGTTCGAGCGGGAGATCATCGGCGAACGCATCCGCGACAAGAAGCAGGCCACGGCCCGGCAGGGCAAGTACATCGGCGGCGGTCCGATCCTCGGCCTGGACGTGGTGGATAAGAAGTACGTGGTCAACCGCGAGGAAGCCAAGCACGTCCGCGACATCTTCAACCGCTTCGAGAAGCTGGAATCCTGCCGCAAGGTCGCCATCGCCCTCAATGCTGAGGGCCTCGGCACCAAGTGTCATCCCACCAAGACCGGGAAAACCCGCGGCGGCAAGGAATGGACAGGGCGCAAGGTGTATGCCCTTCTCACCAACCGCAAGTACATCGGCCAGATTGTCCACAAGGGCAAGGCGTATCCCGGGGAGCACGAGGCCATCGTGCCGACAGAGCAGTTCGAGCGGGTCCAGGCCCAGCTGCGGGCAAACAAGACCTACACCCACAAGCACCAGGTCAAGCGGTTCATTCTCCTCCGTCGCATGATCCGCTGCGGTCACTGCGGCAGCCGGGTACAGCCGACCTGGACTAAGAAGAACGCGAGCCGTCAATATCGCTACTACGCTTGCACCAGGAAGGTCAAGGACGGCTATGGCCGGTGCCCGCTACCGAACCTGCCCGCCGGGCAGATCGAGACGGCGGTCGTCGACCAACTGCGGGCGCTGCTGCGTCACCCCGACGTGATTGCCAGAACGTACCGCGAGATCAACAGGTCGGGCAACACCGGCCCCGACCGCGCCACGCTCGACAAGCTGGACGAGCTGCGGATGCGCCGCGAGCAGACGCAGAAGTCAATCCGGGCACTGCTGAACGTCGCGGACCAGGACGAAGGCTTCATGGCCGACGAACTCAAGCGACTCAGTGCCGAGCTCAAGTCGCTGGACAAGAGCATCCGTGACACGGAAGCGCAGGCCGCACGCGGCGCCCCGGTGGAGTTGAACCGTGTCGGCGAGGCACTGCGGGCTATCGATCCGATCTGGGACGTACTGTTCCCCGAAGAGCAACGGCGTGTCGCCCAACTGCTCGTCGAGGAGATTACCGTCAGCACCAGCGGCATCGATATTCGCTTCCGCACCAACGGCATCGAGCAGGTTGTTGAGGAACTCCGGCCCATCGAGGAACGAGCCAATGCATGATACGACGCTCATCGAGAACCAGCAGCAGGATCGTTACCCCGGCCTCAGCGTCCGCCGCGACGGCGATGCCGTGGTGGTCCACATCCCCATGCGGCTGCGCCGTCGCAACGGCCGGTGCATGGTCATGGCCGAAGGGGAGGCCGAGCCGATCTCGGCGGCCAAGCACGTCGAAGACACCGACGGGGCCAACCGCATCCTGATCGAGGCCATCGCCAAGGGGCACCGATGGCAGGCCCAGCTTGAATCCGGGGAGTACGCCGGTCTGGAAGACCTGGCCCGCACCGTCGGCTGTGACCGCACCTATGTAGGCCGCATGCTGCGTCTGACGAGCCTCGCGCCGGACATCATCGAGGCGATTCTTCGCGGCGACGAACCCGACGGCCTGAGCCTGGAGAAGTTGCGGAAGAACCTGCCGGTGCAGTGGGATGAGCAGCGGAGAATACCCCTTGGCTGAGGCTTACCGGTCATCCGTCACAGCCCTGCTGCCGAAGATCATCCAGTCGCCCATAGGCATCGCCCATCTCAATATCATCGTCGTCTTCGGATTCCTGCGTTTTCGCTTCAACCGTGGCTCGACCGAATCGCAGATACAGGTTGGAGACTTTGGATGCAGAGATTACTGAAACCGTCATGCCGTCTTCCGTCTTCAACGACATCAGAATAACGCGTCCCTTCCCATTGGAAATAATGTGGGTTGACAGAGCTCGCGGGGGGGGACAATATAAACAAGCCGGCCCGACGGCGGTCTGGCAGGTCATCTGGGAAATCCCGTAGGAAAGGACAACCATGAAAGACACGTTGCGGCTGAGGGCGTGGGCCGGTCCGCTCACCATCGGGTCGTTCGCGGTGGTCGGGGTGACCGGCATCCTGATGTTCTTCAAGGCGAGTTTCGGGCTGATGAAGCTCGCACACGAATGGCTCAGTTTGTGTCTTGTTCTTGGGGTCGTGGCGCACATCGTGCTCAACTGGAAGCCCTTTGTTGCGTATTTCCGCAAGCCGGCCGGGGCCTCCATCATGGCGGTCTTTCTGGTGGCGGGGGTCCTGTCTTCTATTCCGGCGTTGCTTCCGGCCAGGGGACAGGTTCCGCGCGGCGGAGCTTTTCATACGCAGGCCTACACGGCCTTGGAACGGTCGTCGCTCAGCGCAGCGGCTCTTGTAGCCAACAAGAGCCCGGAATCTCTCGCGGACAGTCTGAGAGCCAAAGGAATTCGCGTCCGAGACCCTCAGCAGACGCTTCCGGAAATCGCGGCGGAAAACAACCTGAGCAACATGGTGTTGCTGTCGCACATCTTTGGCGGGGCTCAAGGTCAGCCGGGCGGCCGTCCGCGGGGATGACCAGCCCGCAAGCCGTGTTTCATCCAGTCCAAATGCCATAGGCACGCCGTCTTCGGGGTAGGCTCCCGCCCCCGAAGCAGTGCCACGCAGCACCAGAACCGCTTGCGGTGCCAGTCATGTGACGATCATGTGAGCGCTTTCTGGCACTGCAAACGTCACAGTGACGGGGTTGCAGGCCCTTTGCATGCAGGCGAAGGCGGGTACAACTCGCACCCGCGGCGATTCTGCGTAACTGCCTGTAATGAAGCAGGTTGTCTCTCACGTGACGGGAGCCGACCCCGTCACGCGATTCAGAGACTTCGAGACGATCTCCACCGGTTCTCGGGCGTTCAGGGGGCCTACCTCGTCACGTGGTTGGGCGGCGTGGGCCGGTCGCGAGACTGCAAAAAACCCTTCGTCTATTGGCCGAAATGCACAAGGCCCGCTGCCGGTGGGCAACGGGCCTTGTTTGGGCCAGAGACGGGTCGCGGTGACCCGTTGACTGGAGCAAGTGTGTCTGCCAGCGAAACCGTCTCTGTTTTCCAGCGCACTGCGGGGGCCTGCCGCAGGCCGCGATTCCCAGGGCCCGCTGGCCCAGCGGCTCGTCATGTGCCGCTCCGCAGGCGAAGGTACGGGGCAAGCCCGGCGGGCAACCTGCAACTCGTGGTGGAATACCACGAAGGCCGCAAACATCTGCCAATCATCACGCTGAAGCGTGTGGCGTAGCCGGCAGCCCTCGGCATTTGATGTCCGCCACGGCACCGTTCTGCGCCAAGGAAGCTCGCAAGCGCGACCAAACGTGTCCAGTACGAAGGTCGATAGCTCACTACACTACACCTACGGCGAACTTGACTCCACTCCCTGGCGTGGCCTGTCAGGCAGATCTATCATAATCGGATCCACAATCTCAACGAACACAATCTTCCACTTCTTGTTTTCCCAGCCATCGGAATCGCTTCGGACGAATTCTGACCGGACCAGATAGACCCGTTCTCGATACAGCAACCTGCCCTCAACGAATGCGGTCTTCTTTGCCGTATCGGCATTCACCACTATCAGGGCAATTGGACCTAACTTGCTATTTGGGCGCAGTCTCCAAGCGCAAGGGAGCCTTTCCTGATCGGCAGTCTTGGCTTCCAGACCTAACAACACCAACTTCTCCAGTTCCAGGGGGTCATCCAAGCGGCCTGCAACAGTAATGGACAACTGGCTCGAGAACCATTCACCAACGCTTGGGCTCCACAGCGGGACAAATTCCGTCCGCGCGCACTTAACGCACGAGAAACAATGCGTTCCGGCGTATATCAGGATGAACCCTACAAGACACTGCTTGCATGGAACGGCCATCTACTTACCCTTCTTTCCAGGCAGGCCTTTCGTTATGCTAGGCACATCGCCCTGGCAATCATGGGTGGTCGATACTTCGCTCTGTATATGACCGCTGTCTCGGAGCCATGGCACCGTGTGTTTCCCCCACCTATCAAACCAGTCAGCAGCTATGAACAGACCCCAGATATTGGCGGGAGCTTTGGGGACCTTAATAGGGGTCGTCGCCCCCATATCCCCGCAGATCGAGGAGTTGCAGTTCTCCCCGTTGGCCCCGCCTCTCCCTTCCCAATCCCAACCCATGTCGACTCCTGGAATCCTTCCTACGCCAAAGTCAAAGTTGTCAGGATCATTGGCTGCCATCTCTTTTGTCTTAGACGCCAGACGTCTACACAATGCGTCTGCCTGACCTTGTGCTAAATTTAGCGTAAGATCTTCAATGGAGAACTTGCAGCCTTTCTTGCACACCATCGATTGATCGGTAACCCAGTCATTGTATCGCTTTTGTCGGTATCCGCCTTCCCCCACGTAGTCAAAGACCCAGAAGTCGCCGTTCTTGTACTTGCATCCGATTGCGGTGTGTCCGACATTTTGCCCGGCACGCAGGTACGGGTATGTGCCAACGCTGTGCAGGAAATGGGCTTCAGTAAACGTCCCCTGGGTTGCGCCGCCAAGATGAGGGGGAATAAACATGACTCGGCCCGATTCGTCTTGTATAGGAACCCAACGGGGCTCGACAACCTGCGGAGGAAGTGTACGATCGGCACCCTTCGGGTCGAGCCATTTGGCGGGATTTGACAATACATACTGGTACAAGTTCTCCATCCCGATAACGTCTTTGCCCGCAAACCTCCCCACCTCCGGCAAGTAGTACCTCGTCCTGTACCAGTAGATTTGGGTTTCGCTGTCGAACTCTCGTCCGGTGAAGACGTAGCGGCACCTGGGGTTATGGGTGGTGGCGGGGTGGTCGCCGAACCAGTTGCCGCCGTCGGGGGCCGAGAAGAC